ATAAACTTGTGCACGGGCCTGTGTATATCCGTTAGGAGCAGTTGCCGATACTTTCGGTTCCTTGACACTGAAGTGGATAGAACGACGAGTACGGAGATCAGTATCTCCGGACGCGTACGCTTTAACCGCATCATTGACAGGGGAACCAGCAAGTATAAACGGCAAAGCCGTTCCACCAGATGGAGTGATAGTCGCGCTTTCCAGCAACGACAGGGATGAAATAGGCATTTCGCCTTCTCCTTTTTGTATCGACTATGTATCCCAGGCAGGATTTGCCGTGGGTAACATGCTCAGCAGAATGCTGATTAAGTCGAGTATTGAGGTGATATCTTTAACAAGGTTTCCAGGTGTAAAACTGGGAACAGTGTCAAAGAGGCTCGGTGTCCAAACATCTCTAGTTATCCTAAAGTTATCATACTGAAGGAAGTCTGGATTAGTAAGGACGATTTGGTTATAAGCGAGAGAGGAGTATTCCGTACAGGAAATGGTAAACTGATCCACTTCCCGTTTGGTAACGCTCGCTGCTAGGAACGTAACATTTGCATCCGCAAAATTGGTTAATCCTGTTATCATGGCTTTAATATTTAAAAGCCTGTCAAACATAAACGAATAAGGGAGAATCTCCCACATCGTTTTAGGAATATCCTTGCGGCGCAGACCTATTTTCCAAAACACATTCTCTAAGGGGTTAGACACCTCGTAAAGAATAGTGGCATGATAGTTGTGACTACGATAACCCAGTTTCTCGTACCGGAATGTCTGGTACTGATTCTGAATTTGTCTAGTCTCAACGAACGGTAGTTCAGAAGCAACTTTTTGTTCTGCTCTACCTGACGCACGCCGTCTTTTCGGACGGTGGGGTTGTTTCTGTGACAGTAAGTCCATAGCATCGGTCATAGACCGAAGTAACGGGCTCGCAGCGAAGCGATATTGGTTCCACAAAGAGGCCAAAGCCTGGGTTCGTTCCCAGTAGTTTGGTATCTTTTTGAGGGACTTTTTATGCTTCACAAAAGTCTGAATCAACCTTGTCAATGCCTGCGTTGGATTTCTAAGAAACTGAATCGTTTCTCGGATTTCCGCAGCATCTTCGAAAAACTCATACGGAGTGGGATCAACCCTTGCTATACAGATTTGTTTAGCAACGGTCTCTTGTACACTACTGTCAAGTTGGTCTAATGGATTAGTTTCAATTGGCTTAGCAAGCCGCATGAACTGTTCCGTTTGATTACCTTTCAAGTATGTGTACGTAACGGGAGGAACGTCTTTACTGACAAAAGTCAGATTGGCGGTCCAATCGCTATGGTACCTCTCCAAGGAGCTATAAGTCATAGGGTTATTTATGATCTCCCCCGAACGTAGCTTGGAATGAGCAGCAGGAGTGACAGTATCTGTCATTTCCTCTTCTCGTTGCCATGCCACGTGGGGAAGAGACCTCGTTAAAGCGTAAATACCATCCGCATATATGTCTTGATAGACATGTAGTGGGGTATGAGTCTTAAGTCGATGTCTGATGGTCATAAAATCCTCCTATGTGTTACGATCCGAAGCCCC